ATGCGAACACGCCCTTCATGAGGGATACCAGCAGGATCAACAAATGGTTCTTCAAAAGCAACCTTGACAAAAGCGTCACCAGTTACAGAAGCAAGTTGACCTAGTTCCCAAAGAACATAGTGCTTGTTATTATCTTGGTCCCAAACTCTATGGAGTAGATGCGGGGTGATTGCACCGTTTTGCTCAGGGACTTTAAACTGAACGCCCTTACCAAAACAAAAGTTGGTGATGTAGTCCGACATGGTGCGGACATAGTTCATGTAGAACTGTGACTCACCCATCTCACGGCGGTACGACCAGTGGTGACCTAGGTACCAAGCCCATGCGGCGCCATACCTGTTAAGGCGGGGTCCATGGACTTCAAACTCTTCGTCTGCGAGTTCAACTAACCCAAGCGGGGATATAGCAACCGTTAGGTCGCTTGAAGATGCTCTATATGATGGCGACCAAAAATCAACTGCCATTAGGACATGTGCCCCTATTCAAATTTGTAGGTGTATAAATTGTAGCCTGTGTTAACAATAGCGTGTTGTGAGTCGGTGTGGGAGGAGGTATCGTGGGCGTCATGAAAGTAGACACTTGGAAACTCAAACTAGATTCAGTTCAACCAGCAGTATGCGACCTATGTGGTGATGAGCGCCGTTGGGGTATAGGAAAAGGAAGATTCAAGTTTTGTGACAAGCACAATTCGTGGATGACTTACTTTTTCTTACGGTTTAGGAGTTCTTCAGAAGCGTAAACGCCAGCCATTTCTTCTCGGCTAGGAGTGATCTTCACAGTGTTACCTGACTGAGAAACCTTTGGTTTCATTGGGTCAGTAGCAGTACCACGTGCCCAATCCCCAGAGTGCCCAACTACCCAGTCTGGTTTTGGATGTAGGTGCTGTGGGATATCTATTCCCCCAACGTACCCACCTGTCTCATTAACCTCACCAACTGCTTGCTGACGATTACGGGCACCTTTTGTATAAGCGGTCATAAACCCCTCATCTGTGCGTGGTAGTGCTTCTGAAACGTCCTGAGTACCCATCCCTTCAGACGGTACCCAACCACCGTGATACATGTTAGAACCAGTAAGAAGCCCTTTAAACTTCCTCTGATAGCGGCTAATTGCACGAGAATTAACAGGGGCTTTAATGGTTTCTTCTACTTGCTCTTTAGGCAATGCCACCATATAGGAGTCTTTAGCCTTAGCACTAGCATTCGGACTATAGGCACGGACAGACCAACCTGAAAAGCCTTCTTTGGCAATTTCTGCGTTTACATCTGAGGTAAGTTCCCCAACCTGCTTCTTACGCATTTTTGCCATTACTTTTTAGCGGCTGCTTTCTTAGCAGGAGCCTTCTTGACAGGAACATTTGTCAAAGCAACGGCTACTTCTTCAACGGCTGGGAGGCGACCAAAAGCGCTATCGTTAGGGTTAAGCGCTCGCAATGCTACTGGAGCAACAGCCGCCAATAGTGAGTAAGCAAGTGTTTTTGGGTCAGTTACACCTGACATGTAGAGGGCGAGACCAGCACCAAGTACTGAACGGGCGTACGATGCGAGCATGCTTTTGGTTTGTTCTGTCTTCATAAGACTCCTTGAATAGGTTTAGACCGATTATACCGTTTTACGGGTTCGGGTGCTTTCCTGTCCTTGGATGTAGGACTGGTATGGGGGACCCGTGTAAGGGTCAAACCGAGCCGCAATAGTGAGAGCCTTGAGGGCACTTGTCTTAGCCTGTTGGGCTGTCCACTTCTTTTTGTTCATCATGACCTGTAGGGCACCTAGTGCGTAGTGTGCGCCAGAACCTATGGCGTAGATACCACTGGATTCAGAGCACCATGCGTAGTCACCATCCACCATATAGATAACACCATTAACTACCACAATGATGCTGGATCCTTGTTCTGCAATGTGTTGTTTGTTTTCATTGAGGTCGGGTATTGAATACCCTTGTGCGTCAAAGCACTCACGTAACGCAGGAATGAACTTGGCAGTAAAGAACTGATCCAGTTTCTTTCCTTTTAGGTTTGGTGGAACTGCTGGGGGCTGGAAGACATGGTGCAAGATATTGATTGCACGCACATCTCCAGCCGCTCCTAGCAAGTACTTACCGTTAGTAGATACCTTGCTTGAACCTTCACGAAGCGTTCCAGTTTGAGCAAGACCATCAGCAAACATAGTAGAGATACGTGAGTCAACACATACCACGGCAAAGCCGTCACCTTGGATGCCAACGATTGTTGTCATTAGTCCGCTTGGTACTCTTTGCCTTGGTACATTCCCCATCCGTTGTAGATAGGAATCACATCGTAAGAGAAACGGTGTTGGTTGTCATCTTCATAACGAACAATACCGAGTCCTTGTTGCCAATTTTCATGACGAGTCAACGGGCGTCCGTCAAGATCTACGCCTCCACGAGTGGACGGAATTGCGCCGTCTATCCGAGCAAGACAACCTGGTGATGCAGCCATGATGGTTCGTGGACCATCAAAGTCTTCACGTGTTTTAAACGCCGTTTCAATGCGGTGAATATGCCCGTAGATAACACTTGTCTTTTCTTGGTTGAGGTAAATGTGTGCAGTTGAACCTGACGACTTCACACGATCGCCGTGAATGATTCGTAGTTTTTCATTGACCCAATAATCAGATGCTGGATAACCTGGCTTGTAAATTACATTGAAGTCATCCATACGACAAAGGTATGGAACACTCAAAACAGGCCATGATTCTGGGGTGTTTCCCTTGCGCAAACCGTAAGCGGCTGATGCGTTAACCAAGAGGTACTTAGGCATACGCTCTTCGTGGTTACCAGCAAGCCATACTATCTCTGCATCAGGAGCCACAGAACGCATCTGTGCACAGAACACTGTTGCACGATCAATTGATGCTTGTGTTGTTTGTGCATACGCAGGGTACGTCAAGTACTTACCCATCTCAGGAAAGTCAAGGTTGTCACCAACACAAATAACAGCATCAGGATTCACTTCTTCAATGATCTTGAGTGCAACGCTAAGTGCCTTCTCATCATGAGTTGGTTCTAGTGTTCCATCACGTCCACGGTAATAACCGATCTGAATGTCAGGAACAACAACACATGTTTTGAATGTTGCTGCTTTCTTTACCTTTGCTTTAGGTACTGGCATTTTAATTGCAGGACCTTGTGTAACAACAGGCCACTCAGGACCAGTTTCCCACTTAGGAGAAAACTGAATAGCGGCGAGGTCATGAATGTGCGCCTCACCATCTGAGTCCTTGGACATTGCTTGATACAACTTGACACGTTTGATATCACCAATTTCATTGATATCAATGTTCTTGCTTTCAAGCATTTCAACTAACTTGCCAAGCAACTTACTTTTGTCTTGTGGTGCGGTTGTTAACGCTTTTGCTAGTTCACTCATTGTGCATCTCCTTGGTAACAGCAACACTCTTTGTTGACGTGTCGCTGGATTGTACTTATACTCACGTTGTAACCATGTTGACGCATAACTCTGGTAAGCCATGATGCGCTATATGATTTGCTTTTACCTAAACCGTTGTCCTCACGAATGAGTTCAATTGCACGGTTTATTGCTTCCTGCTCTTCAGTAGACATTTTGGCTACTGTTCGGCTGAACTTACATGCGTCTGCCGAGGGATTAGTTCGGGGAGAAAGCAGGGCGTCCAGCAGGGATATTTTCTGCTCTTGTTGTTTCACAAATACCTAACCTTTTCCAATTCAGAATTACGGTCAGGAATATCCTAGCACCCAATTCATGGGTGTGTCATGTATCACTTCTTATTATCTAGGTGCCAATCAATATGGTTGTCAAGGCGCTCGGAGACTGCTTCTACCTTTTCTCCAACATTGTCAATACTGCGTCTTACACTCTTTAAATGAAGCATGACCATTCCGTGGTCATTGCGGTTCTCTCTACGGAGTTCTTTTAGTTGCTTAATCCCTGCGCCGACAACTCCAGCAACAGTGGTGATAAGTGTGGCGATAATAAGCGCCCATGCATCGGTCATAACAGTCTCCGTTAACTCTTGAAATGATCCCAGTTAATGCCAGGAAGTGATTTAGTTGCGGCTTGGCGCTTTTCTTTCTTAGGTTGTGCGGCTCGCTGACGGGCGTTAAATGGAGCATCTGCGTTAGCCTGACGTCGTTCTGCTGCCCAAACACCTTCTTGAACCATCATGGATGGCACAGTAAAGTCAAGACCAAGATCTTTTTGGATCTCACTAGCGGCACGAGTTGTAGCCTCAGCACCAACTGCATGTTGAATTCCCGCAGGAGTAATGTCTTTGTTACCCACACCTACAGCCATTTGACGACCACGCTTGGTCTTCATTTGCTTTGTAGAGAGGCTAACGTCTCCCGCTACTTTGCGCACTTCCTGTGGTTGCTGACGCTCATTAGCGAGCATCCAAGAGTCATTAGGTGTTTGAAGTTGATTAGACAAGACCCCTTCATTACTGGAGCGCAATCCTTCAAAATCAAACATTCCTTGACCAGCGGCTTCTTGTCCACGCTTTACCCGTCCAACGTGCCCAGCACGCAATTGATACTCACGGTGTTCTGGACTATTTGGGACAGCAAGTTCATGACCTCTACCATACGAGAATAACTTTGGGTTATCTGTTGGAGACACAGAACGGGTACCTTGTAGGGCTTCATGAGCATACTGAAGGTTTGAGCGCATAGACGTTTTTGCCATATTTGTAACGTCTACACCTTTAGAGTGTTTCTCTACGGTTCCACGGATTGATGGCTCGGTAATACCTTGCACTACATGACCTGGAAGATCTTTAAAAGCAACTTCTTTACCGTGGAGTTCAGTAGGCACCATTACTTTCTGAGAACCTAATGCTTCAACCATCTCAGGTTTAAAATGAACTGTCCCACTTGAATGCGCCTTAGTTAATGCAGACAGAGCGGCCTTTTCACTTTCAGGTTTTGTTTGAATACTCAAACGGCTGGTTGCGTTAACAACACGATCAATGGGGATGTTTCCACCACCAGTGGTTTCGTCAAGTTCTTTACGATGTTGGAAATAGAATTCTTGACCAGCAATACTTTCTTCTGGTAACCGAACGCTACCTGTTGTAGCAGAATGAAAGGCTTGTTTGCGAGCGTTAACCATGTCATCCATAGACAATGCTTTAGAAACCATTTGAGGAGCAGCAGCGGCATAACGCTTTCCTTTTGATTGCATTCCTGGTCTAGGTGACTTCAAACCACGTTCTGCAAGTGTTGCCATTTGTTGTGGCATCGTCTCAGACACACGGCTAACCATTCCTACAGCGTCTGATTGGTCCTTCTTTGAAAGATCACTAAACTCAAGTACTCGGTTAGATAGGTCTGGTCCCGCTTTTTTGGCTTTAGCCTTCTTTTTCTTAGCCGCCATCAGATGCCGTCTTTGTTTTCAGGATTAGCCTCTGTGTATGCACGAGTGCCTTGTGCACGGCGACGCATTGGGTCTTGCGGGCGGTGGTTCATACGAGTACCGTTAGAGACTTTGTTTAAACCAGATCGCAAAGGCTTAAACAGATCAAGCGCATCTTGGTAACCGACACCAAGTCCTGACATGTTGCGCTTCATGTCAATTCCACCCCTAGGTCCTGGGGTTTTTCCAATTAGTGGGTTACGGTCACTTGTACCGTAATCAGGGCGTCGGTACTGTTGGTGGGTCTCGTGGAATTGTTGTTTACGGGTTTTCATTGCCCCCGTAAAGAATCCTGCCCCAGCATACACTTGACCAATCGCTATCCCAGACTGGGTATTAGTAGGGGGAGTCGTTGGACTCCCCCCACTCTCAACAGCGCTGTCAGTTGTGCTGGCGCCTGCGTCGGCGCCGCCTTCCATAACTAGTCGTTAACGACCGTTGGATTCATGCGGTTCATGTGACCGCCGCTGTTATATTCGTACTCAAATGCTGGCATACCGTCGCCTGACATTGAACCTTGAACGAACTCTGAAAGAACCGAAGGTGCTTCAATCCATGAAGCCGAACCTACGTGAGCACGCTCACGCATTGTCTCTTCAGGGTACTTGTAGAACATTTCAGGGTTGTTGTGGTTCTGACGACCAGGAGCCGACGTTGGATCAGCATATGCACCACGAGCAAAGTCGTTAGGTACATCTGTGTCTGTGGCTACGCCTTCTTCAAAGCGAAGTGGTCCACGGTTGCCTGGGATACTTGGCGCCATTGAACGCTCGTAAACGTTCGGGGAGCGTTCTGGAAATTGTGGTGCTGGTGCTACGTTCACGTAAGCCTCCGTAATAGGGGTTTTTTAACTTGTTACTAGAGTACCATTAATTAAAGAATGGATTTTCTGCTACTTGGATCGTAGGCAGGGTGTCATGCATGGACATGAAGCAGGCAATAGCCAAAGAGTCTGGGTAGTCATCAAAAGCGCCCTTTTCTTCAGGTGCTTCAGCCAACATATATGGACCACGGTATGTCTTTTCTAGGTCGCTCATCTGCTGATTAAAGCGTTTCCATCCACGAGTACGCCGTGCTTTGGAGTGACCTGGAATTATTAATTGATCTCTCTGAATCAACTCTGTAAGATGTACCCATCTTTCATGTTGTGCCTTTGAGTCTGATGAGATAGCAACGACATCAATATCTGGCAACAGGATTTGAAAGCGCTCTGCTACGGCTCCACCGACACCTTGAGAGTCAATGCCGATTCTGATCGGGTCATAGTTTCTTAAGAAGTCAATAATCTGGAAGTACTGAGATTCCCATTCTTCGTTGTTGATCTCTAGCCAGTTGAGAACACGGTGTTCATGGAAGCCGAATGGGTCTGGATGGTCCCAGTCAACCCAGCAGACTGTCACTACGGTGGAGTCATTGGATCGGGCAACGTCAATACCGACTACTACAGGGGTACGCCACCACTGCTTGACCAAAGCCATAGAAGGGTCATACAACCGCTCTAAGCGCTCGTCAGTTACGAACATACCTCGGTCAAGTACCCACTTGTTGCAATAGGACATCTGGAACTCATCCGAGTCCTCGCCAATCCGCAACTTCTCTTTAGCAATAAACTTGGCGTAGTTCGGGTTGTACTTTGAGGCAACACGATAGTCGTACTCAAAGTGGCAAGGCCGTGACTTCTTACCGTTGACCATGCGTCGCTTGTTGTACTGGATCATCTTGTAGAAGTAAGACTTGTTACGGGTAGCCGTACCTGTCAAACAGATACTGCCGTTGTTAAACGCCAACATCGGCTTAATTGATTTAGCAATCATGTACTCGTCGGCTTCCTGAGCCTCGTCAATCATGACGAAGTGGTACGTCTTTGATTCAATCTTTGCTTTTGGGTTACAGGTTTGCATACGGCAAAGCGATCCAGAGTGCTTCAAAGTAATGATGCGTCCCTTACCACGAGCGCCACCTGATGTTGCTTTGTCGTCAATCTCAGGATCCAGCAAGAAGTCCATTGCATGCTCACTGGTGAGTTTGCCAACGATGCGACTAAACACGGTGTCTGCTTGGTCTTCTACTGGGGCGAACACGCCACACCAAAAGCCTTTTTCAAACTTGTCAAGCCATGTCGGATAGACCCTTGCTAACTTAGGCAGGATTACCATGAGTGAAGCCATGACGTTAGAGAGAACCTCAGATTTACCTGACTGGCGTGTAGCCACTACCGTCATTTCTTCACCGTCACCAAGGATGACAGACTCAATCAATCGGTAGGCAATAGGTATCTGATACGGGAATAATTCCACATCGCAGAATTCCTCGGTAAACACAATAATGCGTTTTACCAACACGTCCACAAACTCTGCTGAAGTTTCGTCCAGTTCGTCTGCTACGTCCTCGGCTAAGAGGTTCTCGTCTAGTTCGTCGTCTGTGAGCACAGACCAATCATAGACTAATTAGTAGTCGCTGTTGTCAAACTTCATTTGGAATTGCGACTCGTCATTGAATATTGGGCGTCGTGGGCGCAATTCTGAGATCAAAGCGGCTGAGTCTTCAATAACCATAGTGAGGGTTTTGATGTCTACGGAGACACTTTCAGGGTCTTCTTCGGATGTCTGAAAGACCTTTGGGGAATAAGATTCAGTGACCAAAAAGAGGTCATGAACTGCATTAATAAGGCGTCGTTTTTCGGTTGCTTCTATGTTGTTGATAGTTGGTTTTGACATGAATTTGATAGTACCACTTCTATTTCGTGGCATCAACCCGTTGCTGTAATTCTTCCCAAATATCTTCCAGAGCCTTAAGAGCATCGGTTACCTCACCGTCAGGACCACCGTGATAGCGCCAGCGGTCAAAGGAAGCACCAAGACCCATGATCGTGGTATCAAACCATTGGAGGAGTGAGGCTCGGTCTAGATTCTGTACACGCTTTGGTACTTCTCTTCTGGCTGTCTGCTCTTCTTCTTTTTTAAAGAAACCCATCACCACATCCCAATCTCTTGTGCAGGTGTGTCCATTTCACGACCACCTATTGCTTGTAGAACACCGTCTGTTTCATCTCTCATCTGTACACGCTTACAGTAACCTATCTGTAGTGTGTACTTGCGGGTACGAAACTGAATACCTTTACCATGTCTCCATGGGTAGTCGGTTTCTTTCATAATGCCTTTACACATCAAAGGTGTATTAAGGTTTGCAAAATCTCTGGCAATCCAATACAGGAGTCCAAATGCATGGACCCTATTCATAACTACATCTGAGATTGTACGAAAAACGTGCTCTGTTCATCGCCTGACGCCCTACTGTTTGGAAAGTTATTAAGTACCGAGTTAATATAGCGCCCTTTTGACTGAGCAGACGCAAACGCTTGATAAACATGTTCTGGAACGTTTAAGTATTTCCAAGGGGTACCATTTTTGATAAAGCGAACGAAGAGTATGCCACTGTACCCAATAGCACCTGGTTGACCGTCAGTAGCAACGTATCGGAAGGCTTCCACACGACTACTTTCATCTGGGGGGTGATAATAAGTGGTGTTTGGATCCCATTGAATTGGGATCATGTCCGATGACTTAAACTTCGTTTCGTTTACACGATTTCGTACACGCTCTTCTTCAATAGCGTACTGACCTGAGTAGTAGTTCAACCCTTCAGCAAAACGCTCTTTTGCCGATTTACTTAATCCTGGTTTAGGTCGTGGTGCCATAAGGCTCTACATTACGCCTGTGGCGGAAGGGTTGCTTCGTAGTCAAGGACTGCCTGTGGCATTGCCTTGCCTTCGGTGAAACGGATGTGCCAACTTTCTGCTCCAGGCATGGTCACTACCTCATGGCTAAAACCAAATCTCTGTTCGTTAGCCAAGAGCCAGTCCATGATCTTCTTGTTGCCAGTGTTAGCAATGTCAATGGCGATACCAAGCATGTGGCGTGAGCAGGTCTTAGCGTCATCATTAGGAGCCGCTAGAGGGGCGTTACCCTTCTTCAGGTACCACTTCACACCATTCCATGTACGGGTGGTGGCACCTGGGATTAATTCCTTTTGGTATCTGGAAAGGAATCCTCTGGTCTGGGTCTCAATACTGCGGAATGTGTCCCCGCTGGAAGTCGGAGCCAACTTGACGCCATCCTTTGCGGCGGCGACTTTCATTGCTTCAAAAGCACGAGCAGCACAATGGTGCATCTGACCACCAACAGACAACTTGCGAAGCATCGCAGGAGTGATCTGAGAAGGCTTCTTACCTTGCAAGTGTTCACAGAACTTGATAGGAACTACGGGCCAAGGCATCTTTGTCATGGCACCATTTTACCCTATATGTTATTGAGCCTGTTGAGCCTGCTGAATGCTACGTAGGTAGTTAGGCCAGTGCTGTTGTATAAAGGCAGTGTGGGCTGAGATGGCGTTTATATAGCCATACAACTTAGATGGGCTGGTGCCAATACCGAGGGTAAATGCTTCTGTGATATCCCCTACTGCATTTTCAAGTGATGCAAGGATGTGGGTCTTCATGGCATCCATAAAAGTTGGGTCTTCTTCCATGACATCAAAAAGAGTCTGAAAATCCTGCAAAGATGCGTAGGTCTCGTTGTACTTAACAAGAGGTCCTAGGGTTGTTTCAATGATTTCGTATGCCATGTGGTTACCACTTTCCTATTGGGCACTTTTGTGATTTGATATGGGTTTTTACTTTCATAAAGCAACCACACTCTTTGCAGGTGTATGTTGGTTTAAAGAGCCTAGGGCACTCTGCGCAGATAGCAATGCGTTCTTTTTGATCTTCAATTTGTACCATGATTACCTTTTTATTCTCGGGTTTCTCCTAGTATACACAGGCAGATTTGGATAAGTCGTGAAGTAGTTTGCTGTCGCCGCATACGAGCAATCATATGGGGTGTAGCCAATAAGTGCGTCTGCTCCGTAATAGTAAGTAGGGGTTGATGGAACGCCATTGCTTGTGTAAGCATAACCACCTGGAGTTGTTACCCAACGGTATGCAGTACATGTTGGGTAGTCACAGTTGTAAGCGTTTGGGTTACCTTGAACGGCTCCAGAACAGTCATAACCAGCAAAGTTACAACTAGCCGCAGTAGACACAGCGCAACCATTAGGGGTAGTTGTAGCGTTAAACGTACCGTTGCAACCGTACACAGGGGTATAACAAGTTTTGGGGCAAGTAGAACCGCTTGGCGTTTCGCCACCAGAGCATGTATAAAAAGTGTTTAAAGTCCCAGTACCTGTCATCCAGGAACCGACACTAGGCTCGGACATATACCGAGACTCAAAGGCCATGATATTAGGCTATCTGATTAATGTACCCGTGGATTGAAATTCCTGCGGTTGGGGCGAACGCTCTGACTGTCAATGCAGTGGCGTTACCCTTAAGTAACAAGCCTGGGGCAATTAGATAAAGACCATTTTCAGCCGCCACGGTGTACTCAATGTTGTTAGCGGTTGTTGCGTCACCCCACTCAACAGTGAGTTTGATAGCCGCAGTATGTGTGTTCACGGCGTATAGCCAGATCTCATGCAAGATATTGACATTTGTTGAACCTGTATGAATGAGGGTTCCAGGGGTTGCAGTTGCGGCTACCGCAGTTGGTTTACCGTCTACTGATCCGCTTAGAGTTAGTTTGCTGTACGAGGCCATAGTTTCCTTACTTAGTTAATGCTTACTTAAGAGAATACCAGCCATCTTCCCAAAGCGTAGACAAGCGCCTAAAGTGCTTGTCATATTCAAGGGCGATGACCTCAAGGCTGTAATGGTTAAATGAGTGCTCACGTACTTTAGCCCGATCTAGGTACTTGGCGTTTTCTGCGGCTTCACAGAACTCTTTGAGGGTACGGCAACGGTACCCAGAGACACCATTGATTACGGTCTCCGTAAAGGCACCCCAGTCGGTGGTCAGCGCAGGGGTTCCGCATGCTTGAGACTCTATTACTACAGTTCCAAAACACTCAATGTAGATTGTGGGGGCAAATGAGGCTATCGCCCCTCCAAAGAGTTCTGCACGCTTCTCAGCCCCTACTACGCCCACGTACTCGCCATAGGCAGGAGGTGTCCCCTGTCCAGCGATAATAAGCCTTTTGTTCATGTGTTTACAAACGTCAACAGCGATTTGATAACCCTTACGCTCAGTTAGGCGACCCATGAATAGGTAGTAGTCGTCTGGAACTTCCCTAAATGGAAACTGTTCCATGTCAATGTAGGCAGGAATGACGGCGTCAAAGAACTTACCGTCAATGGCATTTGGGTTTGAGTTAGAGGAACCATAGACCGTGTGCATCCATGCATAGGATTCAAATACTTTGTATGGGGCAAATACGCCACCGTAACCAATGCCGAACTCTACGGTCATCATGTTTGGAAATGCATCAGCGATCTCTTTGTGGGCTAGACCACCAATCACACAGATGAAGTCCTTCTGTTCTGCTCGCTCACGGATGCCCTTAATGACATTGCCGTTGAACTTACGCCAATGAGGGAGGTTGTAGTCAAATGATGCCATCGTGTAGTGAGCGTCACCAATTGCTTCCAAGCGCTCTTCATTTGTTAAACACGGGATGTGCTCATCACACGGTGCGCTATTGAACTCACCTGAGTACATATAGACGGTGTGACCTAGTGACTTCATCATGATAGCGAACTTGCGACACTTCTCAGTGAACGCACAAGCCGTGAAGTCAAGGGTTGTGTTTGTGTGGGGAAGACTTACAACATGAAATCTCATGTCACTCCTAATTGTAAATGGCTAGTACAACGCTATCTATGCACCTGTCAATTGTAGAGGTGCTGTAAAACTCGTAGTTATAGTCTGTCTTTTTAAAGTAATTGTCAAGTTCCTTAACGTTCTGTTCCCAGTCAACTCCAGGTTTTCCGTTGAGCAGAATGTCCTCAATCATGTAGACACCACCAGGAGCCACAAGATCAAACATGTTTTCAAATGTGTTGATAGTCAAACTGTAGACATGGGAAGCGTCATCAAGGATTACATCTACCTTGCCACCGATAGCGTCACGCACTGGTGGGAATGTGTCAGAGTCTGCTTGGTCAATGTATAAACAAGAGATGCGATCTTCATTGAAGAGTAGGTGCTGTTTAATATCTGCGCCCCAGATGTCTGCTTCTGGGAAGACTTCTGCCCATGCGTGAAGGTCAGTCTCTGGAGTATCCCAAAGGAATAGTCCAATTTCTAAGAAAGACTTAACGTCACGGCCTTCAAGGATATGTGCGTAAGTCTCATGGTACGCATGATAAGTGGACTTGTCAGAACTGGCGGCGGTAAACGCCTTAGCGATTTTGCTTGCTAGTTCTTGGTTGTACTGGTATTCCCCGTGTTGTTGCATGTGGGAACTATATCATCTTTTACAATAATTGTGGTTGTTCAAACTCATCAAGTGTTGGGTTGTAAATCATGCCAACACCTGCATAACGGGTTCTAAAGTTGTTGTTGTAACTTGTCTGCAACCATTCGCCTTCAAGACCTAGTGTAACAGTTTGGCTGTTTGCTGTGTTGAGCCTTCAGCCCATTCCAACCATTGACTAAAAATCCTGTCAATGTACTGCTGACGGGTTTCTGTTTGTTCCTCAACATAGTTAGGGAACGCACCATTCGGGGTCTCAGCCGTTTCATCATATTTGGAAAAAGGACCATTTGGGGTCTCAATCATTAACTATCTCCTCTGTTTCTTCAACTGGTAAGACTTCAATTATTGGTGGGGCTTCCCAAACACCATCAACAAGTGTCCATCCAGTACCAATCGGATTCTCTGGTGTAATTTCAATTAAGGTACAGCGCAATACCGCCTCTGTCGCCTCTTTATCGTCTGCGGCAATTATGTTTGACACAGTGTTGCCGTTTACCATTGCATAGTTTGCCATCATTGCTCCTTAGTAGTAGAGATAAATAACACCGTTGCCACCAGTTCCGCCTGCGCCGTTATTCATGCCTGCGCCACCACCGCCACCACCGCCACCACCATTACCACCGTTGACGGTTGAAGCGTTCGCACCAGCAGAAATATATCCACCGCCACCACCACCAGCACCAACAAGGATACCTGTGCCACTTGTTCCAGTTCCAGCAGCAAACCTGTCTCCAGCACCACCAGACGCACCAGTAACCGTATTTAATCCCGTGACACTCGCAGCACCACCACCGATAAGACCTTGACCGCCACCATTGGCAGTTATTGAAGCGGTTGTAACAGCAGAGTTTGTTAGTCCACCGCCTCCACCAGAAACACCTGCACCACCAGCAGCAGTTTGTCCACCGCCTCCACCGTAACCAATGACATTTACTGGTGCAGATGGCGCACCAGTAAAAGAAACACCACTTGCTGTTCCGTTGACATGAAGCGAGTTACCACCACCAGCCCCACCATTATTGGGGATTAAGTTTGCAGTTGTACTCACACCAGCCCCAGCACCACCGCCTCCAGCAACAACCATTCCGAAAACTGTGTCACCACCTCTAAAGCCGTTTCCGTTTGGGTTATTTGAAGTAAAAGTTGTGCTAGTTGTTGTGAAAGCCATTTCCATTTGACCTCCAGCACCACCTGCGCCAACGGTGCAAGTATTAGAAGCAAACGTCCAACCAGCAGAAAATCCACCAGCACCACCACCACCAAAACTTGATGTTGTTGATTGCGTAAACTGTGAGTTACCACCGCTAGACCAAGCCGTTGATTGAGCAAGAGTGTTAGCAACAGAGTATTCGGTAGAACTTGCTCTAACTACAACCTGTGTTGCCAAGTTGAACCCTGCAGCAGTGTGACCCGTCATAGTAATTACTGAACCAACCTTGTAGTTGTTTGCAGCGGTATATCTAACTACTCCAGTAAATGTGATAGTTCCAGTTGCAGCACCAGTAGTTGCATTGGTGACAGTAAAACTTGTTCCAGCATTGCTTGCGACAACAACAAATGTTCCGTTATATCCAGCAGGTGTTGCACCAGAAATCACTACTGGCACACCAACTGGAACAGCAGTTGTGGTGCTGTATGTAACTTGACCTGCAGAAGGTGAGCCTGCTGTGACAGCAGTTATTGAGCCACCTGCAGCAGCACCAGTAGTTACCGTTCTTGCCGTAGCGGTAGCGTTTGTCAAAGTTGGTGTACCAGTAGTTGCGTTAGTTACCGTAAAATCAGTTGCGGAAGCCGTAGCAATAGCCGTGTTGGTGAGGTTGTATCCAGCAATACTTGAGCCAACCGTTGTTACTTCCATTCCTGCAACAAAGTTGTTTGCACAGGTATAGGTGACAGTTGTTCCGTTTCCTGAGATGCCTGTGATATTGCGAATGTTTGGAAGCGTTCCCGTTCCACCACCACCTCCACCACCGATGCAAACAGCATACACCCGTTTGATGTTGCTAGGAATCGTGACACTACCGCTTGAAGTAATCGTCTGTTGTAATTTCAATCCAAACGGGGTATCCGAAAATTGAGAATTCTGATAAATGTTTACGCCCATAGTTTCTCCTTAGTAATAAAGCAGGACACAGCCTGCACCACCCGTACCAGCAGTATTTCCTCCACCAGCACCACCACCACCAGCACCACCATTACCTCCTGTGGTTGTGGCTGGTGCGTTTGAACCTGCACCAAGAAACCCTGCACCACCACCACTAGCAGCCTGTCCACCAGTTACCCGTGTTGCACCAGTACCACCAGAAAAAGTAGATGTTGAACCACCATTCCCACCAGTTGCAGCAGAAGTACCTACTGCATTTCCTCCACCACCAGCAGTAAAATATGCTGACGCACCGTTACCACCAACATTCCCTGACGATTGACTTGTACCCGAACCACCACCACCAGAAATAACTGCTGATGGCGCACTCAATAGCGCAATAAAATTGGCTGACGGATTCCCTGCACCACCACCACCACTAACACCAGCAGTACCAACAACCGTTTGCGTATTCCCCGTACCTGCTGGTTGTCCATAAAAGTTTATTGAACCATTAGTACCATTATTGTTGTCCAGAGTTCCACCTGCTGCACCACCAAGCAATCCAGCAATACCAATACCAGCACCACCACCACCAGCAATAATGTGTCCATATCTTGTATATCCACCTGAAGCACCAGTACTACCACCTGCACCAACGATGCAACTTGATTGGGCAAGAGTCCAACCCCAAGCAACACCACCACCACCACCACCACCACACATCACTGAATCCTGTCTACCAGAACCACCACCACCGATAACGATTACATACACCCAAGTTACATTGGTTGGAACAGTTACTGCACCACTTGACTGAATCGTTTGCTGCAAACGCAAACCATGTGGTGCAAAAATAGATGAGTCTGCAACATCAGTGACTCCACTTGAAGAAGGCATCCATGATGAAACTTCAGAACCAGGCTGCCCACGGCGATGACTACGCATATGGAGTATCACTATACAGTAAGTTTTGATGGATACTTGTTTTCATAATTTCTCTTTAGTAGTAAAGCAGGACACAGCCTGCTCCACCAGTTCCACCCGTGTTTCCTGCACCGCCACCGCCGCCTCCAGCACCACCAGCACCGCCCGTGGTTCCTGAACCATTGGACCCAGCACCAAGAAATCCTGCACCTCCGCCACTAGGAGCCTGTCCAAGAGTTGCCCGTGTTGCACCAGTACCACCAGAGAAAGTAAATGTTGAACCGCCATTACCAGCAGTAACCGTAATACTGCTAGTTGCTCGTGCTGAACCACCGCCACCACCAGTGAAAAATGCACTTCCTCCGTTGCCAGCAGTTACGCCTGAAGTCCTCTCAGACCTTGACGGTGAACCACCTCCGCCAGAGTTTCCTGCGTTAACAGCACTTAGGGTTATTGTAAATTGACCACCACCGCTGCCGCCAGAAACACCAAAACTTCCAAAACCACCATTAACATTGCCACCACCTCCTGGTTGCCCAAAGTAGTTTGTGGAGCCAGAAAGACCATTCCCTTCATCGGTTACACCACCTGCCGCACCACCCAAAACACCACCAGTGCTTACAGTACCTCCACCACCTGCGATTATGTGTCCATATCTTGAATATCCACCAGA